TCAGGTTGGCTCGGCTGCGGCGGTAAATTTTGCCTAGATCGAGCGAAAGTTTGTTCTGAAAATCTGTCAAATTCGGGGAAGGCTGTAAAATGCTAATCCCGAGCGAAGCCCGAAAGGGAACGTGTAGAGACTAGACGGCAGACCCCTAACAATTCGGTTGAGGGTGAAGGGATAGTCCAGACTCCAAACAGCGAAAGCTGGCGGTGAAAACCGTAGCGGGTACGAAAACGCACATCTCGCCATCAGGATACCCCGATGGTTGATACACCACATAGCCGCCGCATGGTGACTATGGAAGCCTATGAATGGGCTGATCTCATTGATGACGCTGACAAAGTCCAGATGCTTATCGACCCAACAAGCACATATGCCCGTGCGGCAGCTGCTGCTATGGGTCGTGCTATGGATGATGCAATCATCGAGGCAGCAATAGGCACATCTCTGACCGGCAAAGCTGGTGCAACAAGCACAACAATGCTTGCAGCAAACCAGATTGCTGACGGATCAGCTGATCTGACTGTGGCGAAACTAATCTCGGCCAAGAAGTTACTTGACCTGGGTTCAGTTGACCCATCAATTCCACGGCACATTGCTGTGGGGCCAGACCAAATCGAGGCGTTGTTAAACACCACCTCTGTAACAAGCTCTGACTTTAACACAGTCAAAGCCCTGGTGCAGGGTGAGGTTAACACATTCATGGGCTTTCAGTTCCATGTGTCTACTCGCCTTTCAAAATCTGGCAACATTCGTAGCTGTTTCGCTTGGGCTCAAGATGGCCTCAAGCTGGCAGTCGGCAAAGACGTTCAATCTCGCATCGATGAGAGAGCTGACAAGTCTTATTCTACACAGGTTTATTATTGCGCCCAGTTTGGTGCGACCCGTATGGAAGAGGCCAAAGTGATCCAAATCGATTGCGATGAGTCAGCATAAGGGAGCTAGTTATGACAACTAAAAACTCAGACTTGGTTGCAAACTTTGAAGCTAGCCCTCAGGTGTTTAACGATGCGGCACTGCTTGGCGGTGAACTGCGTGTCGCACAAGGCACCATCGAGCTAGTGGCTGGTGATAGCACAGACAATGATATTGTCATGCTGGCGCCAGTTCCAAGCCATGCAACTCTCCCGCAGATTTTTATCGGCACCGATACATTCGGCGGGTCTTGTACGTTCAACGTGGGTCTATACCTGGCAGACGGCACTGTGAAAGACGAGGATGTCTTTGCAACATCAGTGGCTGACGCTGCGGGAATGGCTGACGTGCGCTTTGAGGCAGCAAACATCGATACTGCTGGCAAAAAAGTGTTTGAACTAGCGGGTGATACGACTGACCCTGGCGGGTACTACTATGTGGCGGTGACTTTCAACGCCACTGGTGGCACTGCTGGAACCATGTCGTTTCTAATCCACTACGTTGTGAACTAAAATAAAAAGAACCGCCCCCACCGGGGCGGTTCTAGTTTTATGGTATGGTGACCGTCCAAGCGCCGTCATCCTCTTTGCAGATGTCACCCGGACAGCAATACCCAAAATCGAAGCCTTGTCGTGCTAGATCAATGGCTTCTAAATCGGCAATGGCTGATACCACTTTTGCTTCTTCTTCAGTTGCGTAAGTGTACCAACTTACTTTGCACCCAACCTCAAACCGGACTGGCTCGGGGTAAGTGCGGTTGTTCCATTTCACTGACATGGTTTGTCTCCTTTTTACTATGTCAAACAGCGTTAAGTTGTTTCTTAACAACAATTTAGTATAGCATACTTGACGTTATAAGTCAAGTTATGTTTTTAAGGTGTTTTTTATAAAGGATTTTTAAATGGCATCTGTTGTTGATATCTGTAACAGCGCACTTAATCAGATCGGCGCGTCAAATATTATTGCGCTTACTGAGGACAGCAAGGCGGCACGGCTGTGCAACCAGCGCTATGACTTTGTGCGAGATGCAACATTCCGGGCTCATCCCTGGAACAGCCTGACCACCCGAGTGGCTCTGGCACCAGATACCGCCACCCCGGTTTTTGAATTTACACAGCAATTCACATTGCCGACTGACCCGTTTTGTTTGCGTGTGTTGGGTCTGAGCGATGCCAATATCCTGTACCGGGTAGAGGGACGCAAACTGTTGTGCAACGAAAGCACAATCCAGATGATATACATAGCGCGTGTTACTGACGTGAACGAGTATGACACGCTGCTAATCGAAACACTGGCAGCTGCGCTGGCCGCAGACCTTGCCTATCCGCTGGTCGGATCATCAGCGCTTGGCGCCAATATGTATAGCCTATATCAAACCAAACTGACCGAAGCCCGGTTTGTGGATGCCACTGAGGACAATCAGATCAACACCTCTGTCGTCACTGAGAGCCGGCAAGTCGCCGCTGATACCTTTATCAACGCGAGGTTCTAATGGCCAAAGCGTCGCCAGCCTTTACTAATTTTACAGCCGGTGAGCTGAGCCCGAGGCTTGATGGCCGCACCGATCTGCAAAAATATTTCAATGGCTGTAAGAAACTACAGAATTTTATTGTGCATCCGCATGGCGGTGCCAGCCGGCGCCCCGGCACTATCTTTGTGCGTGAGGTCAAGAACAGCGCCCATAATGTGCGCCTGATCCCGTTTGAGTTTAACGTCGAGCAAACCTATATTCTGGAGTTTGGCGATCAGTATTTTAGGATTCACAAAGATGGTGGCACAGTTGTCGATGGCAGTAGCAATCCTGTAGAGGTCACTACACCTTACGCGCACACTGATCTTGCCAAAATAAAATTTACGCAAAGCGCTGACGTTATGTATGTGGCGCACCCTGACTTTTCGCCGCGCAAGATTACCAGAACCAGCCACACAGCCTGGACGATTGCAGAAGTTGATTTTCTGCGGGGGCCGTTCCAAGACGAGAACACAAGCACCACCACGCTAGTCGCGTCAGGCCGCACCGGCACTGTCAATGTAACCGCCAGCACCAGTACATTTGTTAGCACCGACGTTGGCCGGCTGATCAAAGTGCATGATGGTGTGACCAAGATTACCGGCTTTACCAGCGCCACTGTGGTTGCAACAGCCGTGCAGACCAACGCTGATGGCCGGGCAGAGCTAATGCCCAGCTACACCGCGACCACAATATCAGCCCATGAGGGCGACCCGTCATCAACCGGCCTGGAACACAATGACCGCTATCAGGACACAGCCGGGCAGTTTGTTGCTCAAGGCTTTAAGGTTGGGCAAAAGGTCACCGTCACCGGATTTACAACAAGCAACAACAATGAAACGTCAGCAATTATAGTAAAAGTGACGGAAGATACGTTGTTGCTTGCGCCGAGCGCTGATCTTACAGATGAAGCTGCCGGCGACAGCGTGACAATTTCTGGAGATCTAACAGCGACAACAGAGTTTTCGCTTGGCGCGTTTTCAACGACTACCGGCTTTCCATCAGCCGTCGCGTTCTACGAACAGCGCCTGGTGTTTGCATCAACCACGCAACAACCGCAGACATTGTTTTTCTCAGTTGGCGGCAGCTTTGAGGATTTTGCTGACGGCACCGACGCTGATGACGCGCTGACCTACACATTAGGATCGAACCAGGTCAACATCATTAGATATCTACAGGCTGGCCGTGTGCTGCTGGTTGGAACATCCGGCGGTGAGTTTGTGGTCACAAGCTCGGAAGACGCCCCTCTGAGCCCCACAAACGCCGTTGTGAAGCGTCAGGCCACATATGGGTCGGCAGACATCCAACCCGTACAGGTGGCCAACGTGACGCTGTTTGTGCAGCGCGCAAAGCGTAAACTGCGTGAGCTGGTGTTCGATCTCAATACAGATAGCTATCAGGCGCCCGATCTGACGCTATTGGCAGAGCATATCACCGATACCGGCATCAAAGAGATGTCACTGCAACAAGAGCCCGATAACGTCGTCTGGTGCGTGTTGGAGAATGGCCTATTTGCCGGGATGACCTACCGGCGCGAAGAAAACGTCATTGCCTGGCATGAGCATATCATTGGTGGTAGATCTGGCGCTTGCACCATCACGGTCAGCGACTACGCCAACATAGCCGCCGGCACGACATTAAAATTTACAAAAAGTGATGGCACGACTGTGACCTTTACATCTGAGGCGGCTGGCAGCTCAGACCCGTCATCATCCTTGGGCTTTCGGCCAAATACAGACAATAACACCACTGCTGACAATATCTTTACCGCAGTGAACGCTCACGCTGATTTTACCGTAGCCAACCCGGCAGCTGCAATCGTTACCATAGAAGAGACAAGCCCGACACCGACAGGCTTCTTATCTGTCGTCAGCTCGGACACCACCAGGCTTACAACAACAGATCAGACCCATGCACTGGTTGAGAGCGTGGCAACGATACCCGGTGATCTCAATGAGGATGACACCTATTTGATTGTGCAGCGCACAGTTGATGGCGCGACAAAACGATATGTAGAATATTTTAGCAGCTTTGATTTTGGTGACGATGTCGAGGATGCGTTCTTTATAGATAGCGGCCTGACATACTCAGGCACGTCAGCCACATCTATCAGTGGGCTCAGTCACTTAGAGGGCGAAGTTGTATCAATACTGGCAAACGGCGCAACGCATCCCAATAAAACCGTCAGCTCTGGTGCTATCACATTAGACTTTGCTGTAACCAAAGCGCATATCGGATTAAATTATAACTCAACATTACAGACCATGCGTATCGAGGCTGGCGGCACTGAGGGGACAGCTCAAGGTAAAATCAAACGCATCCATGAGGTAGTGCTTAGATTGTTTCGCACAGTGGGTGTTACTGTAGGCAGCTCGGAAACAGAGCTGGATCGCATACCGTTCAGATCATCAGCGCAAGCCATGAGTGCGGCGATACCGCTGTTTACTGGCGATAAAGAGATAGAGTTCAGAGGTGGGTTTGACACAGATGGTTTTGTGGTTGTCCGGCAGGATCAGCCGCTGCCGCTGACCATAATCGGCATTTTCCCGCGTCTGATTACATTTGATCAGTGAGAATTTTAGACT